TTTGCTGTTTGCCGATTGGGCAAATCGAGGTCTGAACCAATGGACCATCGAGCAGACATCCATAACTTTGGCATCCGGTGTTCGCGATTACCCCGGCGGCACCCTCACCATGACCGTCGCTGCCTCTGCTAGTTTTTCTGTTGCAGAGACAATCACTGGCGGTACGAGTGCTGCAACAGCCACGATCACAAGCAAACCCTCGGCTACTACATTAGCTTTGACCATTCCTTCTGGCACGTTTCAGGCGGCAGAGACTATTACCGGGGGCACTAGCGGCGCTACTACTACAGTTAGCTCTGCGGTTGATTTATCGGATGTGCGTAGCACCATCGATATTTTGTCTGTTGTGGTCACACGCGACAGCACCGATTTTCAAATAGAGCGCGTAAGTCGTTCTAGCTACCTGAACATACCCAATAAAGCGCAAACTGGGCGTCCAAACCAGTTCTTCTTAGATAGACAAATCACTCCGGTGCTGCGGGTATGGCCGACGCCGGACAAGAACACCGACATTATAAAGTTTGATCGTTTGACTCGTATTGATGATGCAGACACAAATACTAATACAGTCGATGTCCCGTTTCGGTTCTACCCGTGTCTTACGGCAGGACTGGCTTACTACATATCAATGAAGCGCAATCCTGGCATGATGGCGGTCTTGAAGCAGGTGTATGAAGAAGAAATGCAGCGTGCTATGGACGAAGATAGAGATCGTGCATCGCTGCGCATCAGTCCTGGCTACGAGTACTACAGGAATTAACGATGTCCGGTTTTGCCCGAGGTAAATACGCTTACGGAATATCAGACCGCTCAGGTGTCCGGTATAAGCTCAATCGTATGAAACGAGAGTGGAACGGTTCTCTTGTAGGACCGGACGAGTACGAGCCCAAGCAACCTCAATTGTTCCCGAAGCCACCGGTTGATGACCCACAAGCTTTACGCAATGCACGACCAGATCGTGTTGAACCAATGGTTGTGTCGGTCGGGGTGCCCAATGTTCTTGAGAAAACTTTTACCCCCGTCAAAGCATCAACGCAAGTTGGCACAGTCACAGTGGTGATTACATGAGTTTTACTTTTGACAGCTTGAAGACGGCTATACAAGATTACCAGGAGACGAGCGAGACTACGTTTGTCAACAATTTGCCGGTGTTTATAAAAGAGGCAGAAGAGCGAATCCTGAAAAACATAGAGTTGCCAGTGTTTCGTAAAAACGTCACGGGTACGGCTGCGCAAGACAACACGTATCTGGCAACCCCTACGGATTTTTTATCTCCTTACAGTTTGGCAGTGATCAGCAGCAGTGAATACGAGTATTTATTGTTCAAGCACGTCAGCTTTATCCGTAGTTACACGCCCAACCCAGCTACGACCGGCACGCCGAAATACTATGCTTTGTTTGATGACAACACGTTTATTTTGGCTCCGACGCCGAGCACTAATTTTACCTTCGAACTTCACTACAAGTTTCGTCCTACGTCACTGACAGCGGGTGCTGGTTCCGGCACGACTTGGCTTTCCGAGAATGCGCCTGACGCTTTGTTGTATGGCTCATTAGCGGAAGCTGCGACGTTTTTGAAGATTCCAGATGAAGCTGCCAAATACGAGCAAAGATTTGCCCAAGCGGTGGCCGCGCTCAAAGATTTGGGAGAGGGTTATGGCGCTCGCGATGAGTACCGATACGATATATCCAAAGGCAGATAGGCGTGTTTGAAACGGTAGAGTCATCAATAGGGCAGGTCACAGTAGCAACTACTCAGAATAGGGGTCATTCTGTCGACTACTGGTCAGAAGAGGCGACCAAACGTATAGTTAGTGTGGGTGGCAAAAGTCACCCGTTGATCGCGCAGCAAGCAGAAGCTTTCAAAGAATCTGTTTCTAATGTGATTTTGTTTTACATGAAAGAGGCAATCAAAAGCGACCGTACCACTTTGATCGCTCAGTTGGAACAACAAGGCCATCAGGATATGGCAGAAATACTCAGGAGACTGTAATGGCTATCACGACGGCTATGTGTACCAGCTTCAAAAAAGAGCTTCTAGAAGCTGTTCACAACTTCAAAAACTCAGGCGGCAGCACTTTCAATCTTGCACTGTACACCAGTTCAGCAAGTTTAGGCGCAAGCACGACTGCATACACTACCTCAAACGAGGTGTCTGGCACTGGATATACCGCCAAAGGCGCATCACTTACGAGGGTTGATCCTAGCACGTCGGGCACGACGGCGTTGACAGATTTCAGCGACTTAACTTTCAGCAGTAGCTCCATAACAGCACGTGGGTGTCTGATATTCAACGACAGCGCCAGTGGCGACCCCGCTGTTTGTGCGTTGGATTTTGGTGGCGACAAGACGTCCAGTTCCGGTGATTTTACTGTGCAGTTCCCAACTGCGGATGCGTCAAACGCGATCATCCGTATTGCCTAACATGCAGTGGCTCAACAGTCCCAACAGACCAAGATGACTCCAGCGGAGTATCTGTTGTGGCTAAAGCAGCAACAAGATGCGAGTCATAATCAGTAGGGAATAAGAGTGGCAAATGTAACGGGTTGGGGCAGAGGCACTTGGGGCCAAGGCGCTTGGGGCGAGCCCATACCCGTCGAAGTGACAGGGGTTTCTGCGACGGGTGCCGTAGGCTCCGTAACAGTTACGGGAGATGCAAATGTTACAGTCACAGGCGTTGCAGGAACAAGTGCAGTTGGAACAGTCACGGTTTCAGCAGATGCGAACGTTTCTGTCACGGGTGTTGCAGGCACCGGTTCGGTTGGTGCGGTCACGGTTTCAGCAGATGCGAACGTTTCTGTCACTGGTGTTGCAGGCACAGGTAGTGTTGGTTCGGTTTCAGTCACCGGAGACGCAATCGTCTCTGTCACAGGCGTTTCTTCGACGGGAGCGGTCGGCTCCGTCACTATTGTCGAAGGCACGGGCGTCACTTTCTCAGTCACTGGAGTCAGTGGGACAGGTTCTGTTGGAACGGTTACTGTATCCGGCGATGCGACTACCAGTGTTACTGGTGTTTCTGCTACCGGATCTGTTGGAACAGTTACGGTTGCGGTGGGCATCGTTGCAACACCGAGCGGGGTCACTGCTACCGGAGCGGTTGGCTCGGTCACTGTATCGGCTGATGGGCTCGCCACGCCATCTGGCGTCAGTAGCACGGGCGCAGTTGGGACGGTCACAGTATCCGGCAACGCTGCAACCAGCGTCACAGGAGTCTCTGGTACGGGCGCAGTTGGGACGCCTACGGTCGCGGTGGGCATCGTTGTGCCTACGACTGGCGTCAACGGTACAGGCGGTGTCGGGACGGTTACGGCAGTTGGTTCAGCGATTGCTACGCCAACTGGGGTCGAAGGAACCGCACTAACAAAGCAAGTTTTAGTTTGGGGACCGGTTGATGATGACCAAACGCCAAATTGGAGTAGTATTACAGATAGTCAAACACCAGCCTGGTCTGTTGTTTCAGATAGTCAAACCCCGGAATGGGAAGAGGTAGCGTGATGGTTCGCAAAGTAAACAAGGTCATCAAGGGCTTAGAAAAAGCCTCTAAGACACACAAAAAACAAGCGGAAACTTTGAAAAAACACGTCGCGTCGATGAAAAAACCGAAGAGCAAGGGTCGGAGAAAGTAAATGGCAACCTATGTAAACGATTTACGCCTCAAAGAAATCGCCACCGGGGATGAAAGCGGAACCTGGGGCGCGAGCACAAATACAAACCTAGAGTTAATTGCCGAGGCGTTTTCTTTCGGTACGGAGGCGATTACAACCAATGCCGACACGCATACTACGACGATTGCTGATGGCAGCACTGATCCTGGCCGTAGTCTTTTCCTCAAGTACACTGGCACATTGGATTCTGCTTGCACCATAACCATTGGCCCGAATACCGTCTCCAAGCTGTGGCTCATAGAAAATGCCACTTCCGGGTCACAGAACATTATTATCAAGCAAGGTTCTGGCGCGACTGTCACAATAGCCAACGGCCAAACCAAGGCCATTTATTCAGACGGTGCCGGATCAGGCGGCGCTATGGTGGATGCGTTTCAAGACCTGTCCATTCCCGATCTGTTCATTGACGATGACCTGACGTTTACCTCCGACAGCGCAGTCATCACTTTTGGCGCAGATGGCGACACTACGCTCACGCACACAGACGGCTCTGGCCTGACACTGAACTCAACAAACAAGCTGATGTTCAACGATGCAAGCCAGTTCATTCAAGGCTCAAGTGCTACGGTCTTGTCGCTTGGTGCGACGGATGAGATTGACCTGACAGCGACTGCTATTGATGTAAATGGAACCATTGATGTCAGTGGTAACGCTACCTTGGGTGGCACTCTGGGTGTAACCGGAGCGGTAACAGCAAATGCTGGCGTAGTCGTAGACAACATCACGATTGATGGTCAAGAGATTGATGTCAGTTCAGGCGATCTCACCCTAGATGTTGCAGGTGACATTCACATTGATGCCGCTGGAGGGCAAATAAATTTCAAAGATTCTGGAACAACCAGAGTCACATTTGAGCTAGATGCTACGCCAGAGGTGTCCTTCACTGGAGGTAATTTAGCCTTCAATAATTTAACTACTGACGCTGATATTGCCTTTAAGGGTTTTGATGACTCCAGCTTTATCACAGCCCTAACCCTTGATATGTCTAATGCAGGTGCAGCGTTATTCAACGGTGCGGTTACGACTGGTAGTACGATCACTGTCAATAGCGGAAGCCTCAACTTAGCCAGCGATGGCGGCACTTTATTCATTGGTGCCGATATAGATATGCGCCTTACTCACGACGGCGCTGATGGAACGTTCAGATGTGATACGGGTGACATGACCTTTGATGTTGCTGGCGACATCACCCTAGATGCTGGTGGAGCTAATATAAATTTCAGTGATGACGGCACAGCAGTCGGTCACATTGAGATGGCAGGACAAAACTTAGAGATAAAATCAAAGGTTTCTGACAAAGACATACTATTGAAAGGAAACGATGGCGGCAGTGCCATTACAGCCCTAACCCTTGATATGTCAGAGGCGGGTGAGGCTACATTTAACGCAGGAATCAAGCTTGGGGATGGTCATGCGGCAACTTTCGGAGCAGGAGGAGACCTATTAGTTTATCACTCAAGTGACGAAAACATTATCCAAACAAACACTAGCGACCAAGACTTGCTGTTCAAAGGCAACGATGGCGGTTCATCAATTACCGCCCTGACCCTTGATATGTCAGCGGCGGGTATCGCCACATTCAACTCAGGTATTAACATAGGAAACAGAGGCTCTGCTTCTGATCCTACATTACAGTCTTCTATTGACCCAGATACAGGCATTTTTTGGGGTGGCAGCAACATTCTTGGTTTTGCAAGCGGTGGCGCTGAACGACTGCGTGTAAGTAGTGAGGTGGTGGTTAACGATGCCAGTAGTGACGCTGACTTCCGTGTCGAGTCAGACGGCAACACTCATATGCTGTTCGTTGATGCGGGGAATGACCATGTAAATGTGGGTGGGTCTACAGATCAAGGTGGTCATTTGAATGTGATGTCTACGGGCGACACTGTTTTCACCCTAGCCACCTCTAACTCCACTGCTGACGGAAGAATTAACTTCAGAAATAGCGCGGGTAATGACCAAGGCAGAATTTGGTATAAGACCAACACGAATGCAATGGAGTTCTACACAAATGGCTCTGAAGTATTAGAAATTGACAATAGCGGTCATTTTTTCCCGGCATCGGTTAATTCTCAAGATCTTGGTAAGAACGGAAGTGAATTTAGAAGTTTGTACCTAGATACAAGCATAATTTCGTCTAACCCTTTGGGCATAGTTTGCGGAACCCATCTTGAGGTTGATGTTGGCGGAAATATAAAACTTGATGCTGATGACGCTGGTGAAGTTAGGTTTTTAGACGGTGGCACACAATACGCACAAATTAAAAAAGACGGTAACAATGCACTATTTCAGTCTATCGTAGCTGATGGTGATTTTTTAATACAAGGCATCACTGGGTCATCTTTTGTCACGGCGGTCACTTTTGATATGTCAAGCAGTGGTTCTGCTACTTTCGGTGGCAACGTAATTTGCTCAGACATAAAAGCCTCTGGTTCTGGTGGCCTCGCGCTGCAAACAGATGATGGCGTAAAGCGAATCACCCTAGAAGACAGTGGCACGATAACGCTTGGCGGTAATAGCATTGCTGCTGCTACAACTCTTAATGCTAGAAGAAGCACAGCCACGGGTGACATTATAAGAATTACTGGCGGCAACAGTAATGTCTCAGAATTTGGCGCTATTCTAATCCACGGCGAGAATGTTACTGGCGGCACACAAAAAGGGATCATCACCTTCAATACGATAGATGTTGCCAGTGTCGGTGATGCAACTCTTCAAGAAAGAGTGCGTGTAACCGCTGAAGGGCCAACACGGTTTGTGTCAGGCTCAAGCACAGTACCCGGTATTACTTTCCTTAACGATACGAATACGGGGTTTAATAATGCAAGTGCTGACAACATTGGATTTGTCGTAGGTGGTTCACAAAAAGCATTTCTGAGTGCAAGTCAATTTAACGTCACGGGTAACGGTGTATTCAGTGGCTCGATTTCCAAAGGCTCTGGCTCATTTAAGATTGACCATCCGTTACCCTCTAAGACAGATACCCATCATCTTGTTCACTCGTTTGTGGAAGCGCCACAGGCTGACAATATCTACCGTGGTAGCGTTGATCTGGTGGGTGGATCTGCGACGGTAAACATTGATACAGCGGCTGGCATGACGGACGGAACCTTCGTTCTGCTCAACACAAACATACAATGTTTCACATCAAACGAATCAGGCTGGACTGCAATCAAGGGTTCTGTATCTGGCAACACCTTAACAATTACTGCCCAAGATAATGATTGCACAGACACAATCTCTTGGATGGTTGTTGGTGAGCGTCACGACCAGCACATGAAGGACACTGAATGGACTGACAGTGACGGTAAAGTGATTGTAGAACCCGAAAAAGTTTCTGAAGGAGAATAACGAATGGCGATTAACACAACTTGGACTGTTGATAATATGACTCGCGTGAACGCTGATGGTGGCGTCATCTTAGTTTACTGGAGCCTTACAGCCGCAAGTGATGGCGAAGGCGGTGAAATGGCACAAGAGGGCGGCAAAGCTCATTTTACCTATGATGCGTCTTCTAGCGATTTTATTGCTTATGCGGATTTGAAAGAAAGCGATGTGCTTGGTTGGATTTATGACGCTAATAAAGTCGGTGACGAAACCGCCGCTGAGTATAAAGCTCGCATTGAAGCGGAGCGTACTGCAAAGGTTCAAGATCAGATTGATCGTAACGCAACACAAGCAACTGGAGTACCGTGGTAATGAGTGAAGAACAAAAAATTGTCATCAACGACGAAGAGTACAATTTTGGTGATCTGAAGGTTGAGACTCAGGCCCACATCGCAAGAGTCGCAGAGATTCGTCGTGAGATCGCGGCATTACAACAACAGATTGCAGAACGTAACGTACTACTTCAAGCCTACACCCAAAGCATTGCCGAAAGTGTCCAGACAGTAGAAGAGCCTGAGACAGCACAAGGTTTGCCCGAAGGCTTCAAGGAACACTAATGAGTTTATTAGAAATCGTAACTACTTTGACCACCTTGTCAGTCGTCGCAAGTGCGATCTGTGCTGCTACACCGACGCCGAAAGACGATGCGTTCATGGCTAAGTATGTGTACCCCATAATCGAAGCTCTCGCACTGAATGTTGGCAAAGCAAAAGAATAGCCATGTGCTATTTAGCGATGGCAGAGGTCTGGGAATTGGATAAAGGCGATAAGGCGTTACAGGAAATCAATGCACATGAACGTGAGTGTGCTCTGAGATATGAACGTATAGAAGAACGCCTGAAAGATGGTTCTAAGCGTTTCGATAGTTTGGATGAAAAGATTGACCGCTTTGGCAATAGGCTTTGGTGGATTATTGGTTTGATTGTAGTGAGCATTCTTGTGCCACAATTTTTAGGAGGTTGAAATGTCAGATGAAGGAATCCGTGTCCCAACGTGGGCCTTACCAGCGTTTCTAGCGATCCTCTCAGGTGCTGTTGTGTGGGGTGCTAGTCAGGCACAAGCACAAGCAACACAAGAAGAAGTAGATCGTATTGAAGCAGTAGTGGAGAAAACAGTTGCTGAGGCACAAGCCACGGGAAAACTCGCAGCAGTCAATGCGACAAAAATCGAGGCTATCGTGGACAGCTTAGCGGAGCAAGCGGAAACCGCCAAGGCCAGCGATCAGAAGCTCCAGCAACTGATCGAAATAATGCTGAAGAACCAGAACTAAAATACGATCCTGCCAACCCCAACCTGTTTTGTGATCTTAGGGAATGGCGAATGTTAGAACTGGTTAATCCACCCGCATATCGGCACTGCATCGCAAAAGAGTGGATGCGCTACAACTACCGCCAGTGCGGATATGGTGGGATGATTTATGTGCAAAATACCATGTCTCGTGTTCTAGGCACCGCACACCAGCTTGACGTAGAACTTCTCAGTTGGGAACTGCTCAAACCCAAGGCTGTTAGAACTCAAGCCGTTGAGAAAAAGCGTAGGCTATAATGGAAATACCACCCTTCCCAAATAGCGTGAATGCCCCGCTTTATAGGCCCAAAGAGATCCATGACGCCTACAGAGTGGATTCCTTTTCGCGTGTGTCTACAATTAAAAAAGAAGCGGTAAGTCGTTACTTTGAGTTTATCTACGAGTTTCGCAATGGCGAGGTGCAGACCTCAATCCCAAAGGTTTTTCGGCAAGACATTGTGGATATTAAAGTATGACGATGATGGTCTTTGTACTAATTGTTCTTGAGCGCGGTCAACCCACGGGCCAAGAGTTTTATTTTCAAGAACTTACGTCATGTCTTGAGTACAGCAACGCGCTCAACGCTCAGTCGGTGGGCAAGATCAATGAGCTTTTGAGCAATAACCGTTTCTTTTCAACTTATTGCGCTGTCCGTGAAATACCGCAATCGGACGCTGGGAATAAGATATTCTTCCGTGATCCAAAGAAACCGGAGTAGTAATGAGTCCTAAGAAACTAGAACCCAAATCACGGTATGCTCAGTATGACCTTGATGGGGACGGGACGGTCAGCGATGAAGAATTGGCAAGAAATCAAGAACTCGTTGAAATCGAACTGCGTGAAGAGAAAGCAGACAGTCAACGACGAATGGCTTGGGTGTCTCTTAGCAGTATGGTCGTTTACGCTTTACTACCACTTATGCCATTTATCCCAGAATCCCGTCTGTCCACTTTGGCTTCTCTAAGTGACATGTTATTTCTTAGTCAGGCAAGCATTGTAGGTCTATACTTTGGTGCTACAGCGTATATGGCACGAGGACGATGAGTGATGATAAGAGGACAGAGATACGTTGCGCTCGGTGCAAAAAGAAAGGGTCTGTGATGGAGTTTGTACATTACGGAGCGACAACATTATGCCCTCGTTGTTTTAACATCATGTTTAAGGTGGCGTGATGAGCATACTCGGATCTCTTATAGGCCCAGCCACTTCCTTGCTCGACAAGGTGATTGAAGACAAGGACGAAAAGAATCGTATCGCCTTTGAGTTGAGCACCTTAGCAGAGCGCCATGCCGCTGAACTTGCCAAGGGTCAAATGGAGATCAACAAGGTTGAGGCTGCACATAAGTCGTTATTTGTTGCCGGGTGGCGTCCTAGCATCGGTTGGTGCTGTAGTCTGGGTCTTCTGTATCATGTACTGATCGCGCCGATTGCGGGTATTTGGGTAGAAGTCCCAGAGATAGATCCATCGCTGTTGATGACTACAATGACCGGCATGTTAGGTTTGGGTGCTATGCGTAGCTACGAGAAGACCAGAGGAGTTAGCAGGGAGAAGTAATGACCAAACTAACTGAAATGCTTAAACGCCACGAGGGTGTGCGAAGTCATGTGTACCTGTGCTCCGCTGGTTACGAAACCATTGCAGTTGGCAGAAACATAGCTGAGTCAGGTTTGGGTTTGTCTGAAGATGAGATTGAGTACCTTCTCAACAACGATATTAAGCGCGTGCGGGAAGAGCTTGAAGATACTTATTTCTGGTTTGGTGCGCTAAATGAAGCTCGACAAGATGCGATGATTGATATTTGCTTCAACCTTGGGCTAACTCGGCTTCGTGGTTTCGTCAAAGCACTAGAGGCTATGTCTCGTGAGCAGTTTGATATTGCGGCAGATGAGTTTATGGACAGCCGCTGGAGCCAGCAGGTAGGTAATCGTGCAATAGAAGTTACTGAGATGATCCGAACTGGGGAGTACCAGTAATGCCGCTGCAAAAAATGGTCTTCAAACCGGGGGTAGATAGAGAGAATACACGTTATACAAGTGAAGGCGGTTGGTACGACTGCGATAAAGTGCGGTTTAGGCGAGGAATGCCAGAAAAACTAGGTGGGTGGAACCGTATCTCTACTAACTCTTTTCTTGGTGTTGCGAGGTCTTTGTTTTCTTGGGTGACGCTAGGCAGTCAAAAGCTGCTCGGTGTGGGCACCAACTTAAAATTTTACATAGAACAGGGTGGAACGTATTACGACATCACTCCTATACGTGCTGCTGTATCGCTTACAGACCCTTTTACCACTGTAAGTGGTTCTACCACAGTTACAGTTACAGACGCTAACGGCGGCTACAAAAACAACGACTTTGTTACATTTAGTGGTGCCTCTGCGGTAGGTGGACTGACTCTAAACGGCGAGTTTCAAATAACATATCTTACAGGTAACACATACACCATAACCGCTAGTGAGGCCGCAAGTTCTTCAGCTTCGGGTGGTGGCTCTGTAACCGCCACATACCAAATAAATTCTGGCCCTGCAGTGGCAGAAGCTCTTGTCGGTTGGGGTGCTGCTGGATGGGGTCTTGGCCCGTGGAGCACAGGCATTACAAGTACAGACGCGCTTCGATTATGGTCTCAATCTAACTTTGGAGAAGATCTTATATTTGCGGCTCGTGGTGGTAGTTTGTTTTTCTGGGATGCAACGGATGCACTAACTACTCGTGGCGTGTTGCTATCTAGTGAAAGTGGCGCTTCTAATGTGCCAACAATCGTAAACACTGTGCTCGTATCGGATAACCGATTTGTATTTTGTTTTGGTACAAACGTACTTGGCAGCAGCAATTTAGACCCGATGTTGTTGCGTTGGTCAGATCAAGAAAGCGCTGTTAACTGGACACCTTCAGCCACAAACCAAGCAGGCGATCTTAGATTATCTAAAGGATCAGAAATAATAACAGCCATACAAGGCCGACAAGAGATACTTGTTTGGACTGACTCTGCACTCTATGCATTGCAATACGTTGGCGCTCCTGCTGTATGGGGAGCACAGACTGTCGGAGAAAATTTATCTATTGCATCGCCGAATACGGTTGCCTATGCAAACGGCGTAGCTTATTGGATGGGTGTGGGCGGTTTCTATTTGTATGATGGACGAGTGCAAACTCTACCATGCACACTGAAGCGATACGTATTTAATGACTTCAATACAGAGCAGTACGACCAAGTATTTGCAGGCACAAATGAAGGGTTTAGCGAGATTTGGTGGTTCTACTGTTCTAGCGGTGCTACAACCATAGATCGTTATGTCATTTATAACTACGAGCAAAACATTTGGTATTTTGGCAATTTAGGCAGAACTGCTTGGATTGATTCAGGTATACGCGACTTTCCTATGGCGGCTACGTATAACAACAACGTGGTAAACCATGAAGACGGTATAGATGACAACGAGACAGGCACTGCTGCCGGTATGAGTAGTTTTATTTCTTCGGCGCAGTTTGACCTAGATGACGGCCATAGGTTTGCGTTCATACAGAAAGTGTACCCAGATGTAACGTTTGATGGGTCTACCGTAGATAGTCCTAGTGCTACATTATCTTTGTTTGCAGCACAGAACTCTGGATCGGGGCGCAACTCGCCTGCTTCTGAGGGTGGCACAAACACAGGCTCTATAACCAGAACAGCTACTGCACCGATTGAAGCGTTTACTTCTAGATTAGACCTGCGAGTACGTGGCAGGCAGCTAGCATTGAAGATAGAATCAAGTGATCTTGGAGTAAAGTGGCAGTTAGGGTCTCCTAGATTAGAAATGCGGCCTGATGGGAGACGCTAGTGGCTATAGACAAAACACGTTATGACATAGATTTCAAAGCGCCTGTCCTCCCAGACCCTGCAAATGAGTATGACGTGCGGACATTTAACCAGCTAAACAATACGCTACGTCTTTATTTTAACCAGCTTGATAAAGGTATACGAGATGCTTCGGTATCTCCTACTGCACAAGCCGCCGCTTGGTTCTTAGGTTAGTGGCTAATCAGTACAAAAATGCAAAAGTGGATTTGACAGCCACTACTGCGACTACGCTGTACACATGCCCAACAGCCACAACAGCTATCATTAAGTCTATATTGGTGTCTGAAGACTCAGGCAATGCCGATACGATTACTGTAACCATCACCGATTCTGCTTCGGCGGTATTTAGTGTATTTAAGACTAAGGCGGTAGGGGCGAATACCACAGTAGAACTGCTTACTGCTCCACTTGTTATTGAAGAGTCCGAGATAGTTAAGGTCACCGCAGCTACCGCAGACAGACTGCATGTAGTAGCCAGCTTGCTGGAGGTGTCGTAATGCGTCGGTTTAATCCACCTGATTTTGCTTCTGAACCATCCGAAGAAGATATTTTGGAGGCTTTGAAGGATTTAGAGAAGAACTATCCTTCTCCTAAGCCCAAGCCTAAGCCCAAGCCTGAGCCTATACCCCCACCCCCTAACCCTGCTATTGCTGTGCAGGGACTACTCACTGGTGCCGTACAAAAATATAAAGATTTATTGGCTAAGGGTGTTACTTACGAAGGTGATATAGATAAAACTGACGACTACTACAATCTTGGGTTTGACGAAGCCTTTGCTGATGCTGGTTTTGATGCTTACGCTGACATAATTGGTGGTGAAGGTGGGCAAGGATATGGCGGGTTTGCAGGGCTGTTCTCTGGAGGTATAACTCCAGAGCTGTATTTATCTACTGTAGAAGGTGCTCCTGAGTATCTATCAGGGTTGCGTGGTAGTGCTGATGAGCAATCTGTAATAGAAGCCTACGCAACTATAGCCGACGCAACTACTACGAAAGAATTAGCCAGCGCGTTGAGTAGTTATTACGGCTATGAAATATCACCTGTAGAAGTTGATCTAGCCGCTAACGGGTTCAAAGATTCTTACAAAAAACACTCTGCTAGCTCTGCATCGGACATTGAAGCCTTTCAGTCTTTAGTTCGTCCGATACTTTCGGAGCAAGTGCCGTACCTTATGGTAACGGAAGGGTTGAACTATCAAAAAGCCCTTGAAGAAGCACATACACGCGACCCGATGTTGCAGTCGTTGTACTTCAAATATGGCGTTAACCCATATCGGCAGACTGATGATGGCTCTACATACTTGTTTGATCCGTTCTCTACGGGTGCGATTAGAACTGTAGAGGTAAAAGACAAGAGTGTACAAAATGGCTTAAAAGCTATTGCTCTTGCGGGGCTTGGGTATCTAACGGCTGGTGCTTTAGCTGGGCCTATGTCGTCGCTTTTGTCTGGGTCTGCTGCTACTGCCGCTGCTGGAGGTACAACTCTTGCTGGCACTGCTGCCGCAAAAGCAATCGTGTCGGGAGGTATAGCTGCACTACAGGGTAAGGACTTATCTCAAATACTTACCGCAGCAGCTACGGCAGGCATTACAGCAGGGGCGGTAGAGTTAATACCTTTACCCTCTCAAACAACAGGAATGGTAACCGTAAGTGGTCAGACACTAGGCGACATCATGCCTGATTGGTTGAAAATAACCGCTAAAATAGCTGGATTGGGTGTCGATCCGACCAGTGCTGAAGGGATGCTGTCAACCGCAGCGACACTTATTGGTAACGGCGCACTTAGCGACGTAATTGGTGAAAGTGGCGATGTTATAGAAGGTTGTTTCTTGCTCGCACAACAGATAGCTCAAGAAGAAGGTGTGTCTTCACCTACAGATAATGATTTAGCTACATTCTTTGATGAAGCTGTAGAGATCTACAACGATCTACAAGACGATGGCTACTCACATCTTAGGATTATGGAAGAGCTAGGCTATGATCCTAGTGAAGACTTTTCACGGAAGGTGCAAGAATCTGACTTAGCTAAGTTACAAGAGCTAAGAGCAGGAACCGATCAAGCAGCGTACATAGACGCGCTAGGTAAAAGCAGTGCATCTGTAGGTAGAGAGCACGAAAACGCGGTAATACGTGAAAAGATAGCCGCAGGAGAAGACCCAACAGAAGCGTCTTTCTTGTACCAAATAGCAAAAGACGCAGTAGAGGCTTCCTCCGAAACTGGTGATGATAAGTGGGTTGTTGGCACTGCTGTTGCGTTAGAAGCAGGTGCAGAGATAGCGCAGTCATTTTTAGGGTTAGCAACGCTAGTTGGGTATGACCCAAGTAATACTGAAATCGCTAAGACCCTAGATGCAATATCTAAAATGGCTGGAGATAGTAAGCCAGAGGACTATCAAGCTGGCTTAAAAGACATTAGTGACCGCATACAAGCCGCTAAAGACAACTTACCAAAAGATGCAGATTGGCAAGACAGCTTCTTTGAAGTAGGAAAAGCCATATTTGGTGCGGCTGTAGATAACCCTACAGAGTTTCTTGTTGACTATGTAGCCAAAGAATTTGTGCAGGAGATCGTGCCGTTTGCTGTGGGCGGAGCAGCATTTGCGGGAGCAAAACTGTCTTCTGCAGCACTTAGAAAGTTTGGAGATGATGCGGCTAAGAAAATAGCCGATAACATGGACGCATCTAAGATTGCTATGGACGCCACGTTACTAAGTGACGTAGCAGAAGCAGCGGGTGGTTCGGCTGGTGGGGCGTATGAAGATGCACACGCTACGTTTATAAGAAAACGTCAAGAAGAATACGCACGTATAGCAGAGGCAACAGGACTGCCAGCACAAGAACTTAGCGATGCAGATTTATTAGAGGCCGCAGAGTTTGCTACAGGCGTAGCACAGAAATCAGGAGCTATGGGTGCTGTTATGGCGCTTACTGCGTCTGAAGTGTTGGGCGGTAAACAGCTAGCAGAATCTCTGTTTGGGCCTAAAGTAAATAAAACTACCATAAGCGCAATGGACGAGTTCCTTTCTAGGATAGACCGAACTGCTAGCGGGGCGGTGCGAGAAGGTGTACTTGAGGGTCTAGAAGAAGGCGCGGTGCAATATGTTACGGATATATCAATACGTGAAATTGATCCTGACAGACCTATAGCGGCTAACGTAGCAGAGAGCGCCATACTTGCCAGTATAATCGGCACAAACGTGGGCGGGGGGCTTACAGCCGGTGCAGAAATATCTGATGTAGTTGCTAACGTAGCAAAGAACACTTCTGCACAGGTGCAGAAAACGATTGCAGACGCAAAAGCAGGGCTGATAGATGCCGCAGAAGCAGAGGCTAGGCTTGCCGAGTTTGGTATAACCAGTGATGGCTTCGGTGGAGTGCAGACTAGCCTATTAAACGACGCATTTGATGCAGACTACACAACCGCATCTGAAGTCAAACAAGCGTTTGAGACAGCTAATCCTGAGTTTAGTGCGTCTGACGAAGTTATAGACGAATACGTGGGCAACAAACCCGATGCCGAATTAGATACGCAGGTAGCTGAGTATGTAGACAGTCGGTTTGTAGATGCTCAAGAGGTCATAGATGCAGCGGCAGCAGAAGGGCTTACTCTGACTGAAGAACAGGCACAACAGTACGTAAAACAAACTACCGTAGATGCAGATAAAGTTCTTGAAAACATACAGGACAACTTTGACGATCTATACACCACCCCCGAAGAAGCACGACAGCTACTGATAGATGCAGGCTACCCAGAAGGACTAATAACGGGGCAAACCATAGAAGAGGTGCTTGGCGAAGTAGGTGAAGATGGCACGCTACCAGAGTCTACCGTCAAACAAAGTGCGATAGATTTTAATGCAGACTACTTATTGCAGCTTGCTCAACAGGAAGATGACACTGATGATGCTGTAGACCCCGATCCTGTAGATCCTGTAGACCCTGTAGACCCTGTAGATCCTGTAGATCCTGTAGACCCTGTAGACCCTGTAGATCCTGTAGATCCTGTAGATCCTGTAGATCCTGATCCTGTAGATCCTGTAGACCCTGATCCTGTGGATACTACTCCCACTGAAGAAATTGATCTTAGCGACGTAACCGATGCAGACACCGTTACAGACACTACAGGCACTGATTTAGTAACGGGTGCTGATGTTGACTTGTCTACGGTATACGAGGGTATAACTCGTAATGCTGACGGCTCATACACATGGAGAGGAATTAACTTTTCTGCTGACCGCCTAGAGCAAGTAATCGCTGCAAATCCAGAGGATTTTCCCCTAATAGGCGCAGATACAGACACTACAGATGATGCTGTAGATACTACTCCTACCGAAGACGTAGACGTTAGCGATGTAACCGATGTAGATACGGTTACAGACACTACAGACACTGAACTAGGGGGAGTTGATTTTACCGACGATTTGTCTGCTGTAGAAGCTAACTTATTAGAGCAAATTGCTGCTAATGAAGCGGCTGGATTAGACCGCGATCAAGCTCTAGCTAAAGCAATAGA